GTAATCTTTGTTTAAGTTAAGTATTCCGTCAGGATTACTTGATTCTAATAACACATTCAGTTGTGAAGTATTCCATTCATATTCTAACAATAAATCTTTTTCATCAGAGGTGACAAACCAATATATCTTTTCGTTAAATCCATCAGATACTGCCCCTATTGTTACAGCATTAGTAAGACCTAACGTTGTTAGTTGTTCATTACCCTTTACGTTTTCGATGGCACCCATGTCAGAACCATCCGAGTTAGCAACGCGAATGTTTTCCCCATGAGGATATTGACCTTTCGGTATTAACCTCTCGTCATAATCCTTGTTCATTTTACCTTGTACGAATGTGTTTTTTAATTTCATAATACTTCTACAATATCTGTTCTTTTAATGATAACCAAATTATCTCCTGTGATGTCTTCTGTTCCTGAATTAATTGGAACTTTCACTTTGTCTCCAATTAATACATCGTCTTCGTTGGAGTTAGTAACCGTTAAAATTTTGAATCTAACTTCTTTTGGTGTTTCAAAACCTGACTCGGTTGTTGTTTTTAATCCATCTGTGTCCTCACATTGGATGTAGTTGTTTAACATTTTACCACTCATATTTAATTTATTTAATTTGTTTAGATTGTCCTGAGAATAACTGACGTAACTCGTCTATCCTTAATGGATTTATCCTCATCTTGGCTAGTCTTCTAGAATTCCAATATTCTTTCCTCGCTCTTATCTTTTCGTTATATGGTACATTTCTTCTGTTTTTGACTAAAGAATGATGAATGTAATCAAGCAATGCTGTTTCTGCAAACTTGTGTACCCTTATTTCTTCTTCCGGTCTACCCTCACATCCTGTAAACAAACCATCAGAAATATATTCCAACACTATATTTTTCTCTTCTGCATCTGATCCAAAATAGATCACCCCTGCATTCTTATCTAATTTGAACTTACCATTAGGAAAATAATTACTCATGTTCCTGTTAGGTTGGTAACCGTTCGAGCAGAAAGAGTATTCTCTTATTTGACTTGAGTCGCTAGATTCCGGATCTGAAGTATCACCTTCTGTATAGCCTTGTAATACACACCCATCATTATCGAACAATAACGAAAATTCATGATCTTGTAAATATTCTTGTGCTATGTTTATTCTGTTATCTACCGCCATAGGGTGTAATTGACCGTTGTCATCAACCCATGATATTCTAACATAGTTAACAAAATCAGGCGGTAGGGTAATAGTTAAAGAAGGAGATAGTTCCATAGAAATGGCTCTTATTTCTCTAACTACGTCGTAATATAATTCTCTAACTCCTCTTTGAGCATGATATAATATTTTGTATCTCGGTATTGTTGCCGAATAATCGTCCATGTCTCTAGACATTAAGTAGTTATTAATAACTTCCTCTAGAGTAACGTATTGGTAATTTCCGTGTATGTCTTGATTTTCGTAGTAATCTATTGATGCCATTATGCGTTGTCTTTATAGTTCATTTTGTCTTTCAATACTTCTGCTATCTGTACAACATCTTGTTCTCTTAGGTTGATACCAAAATGAGATAACATTCTTAATGTTATGTTTGAAAACTCTGATTCGTGTAATTCGAAGTCTTGATAACTCACATCTCCTGAGTTAAACATTGGTTCTCCGTTAGGTAGAGTGATATATGTCCAATTAGGCATCTTAGGTGTTCTCAGGTACCTCATTTGGATGTTTTCGATAGTAGAGGGATAAACCATTATGTTATTAGAGAACCTCTCGTAAACGGGATATAACAGCGTCGGTTTAGCAGAAGAGTTCATCAGATAATTGATTTGACTCTTTTCTACTTCTTCTATTACTCTAAAAGCATGTGTTTCATTAGACCCTGTTACTACACCATCGTCTTCTATGAAATATAAGTCGTCAGGTAATGTAAAAACATCAGAAGCTTTAGTAATATTTTTAGTAGCTGCAAACTGATCTATTCTTTGACGTTCGTTGAATGCCAAGTTAGAATATCCTTTGTTGGATAGCCCTCTATTTTCTTTGTTTTTGTCTCGGTTTTCGTCCTCGAAATATTCTCTAAATATTTCACTTTGGACGTTATGTGCCAACACATTGAATTCCGTAGGGGAAACATACCCTTGGTGCTCTTTGTTTATAATTGTTAGCAATGTTTTGTATACTAAGTCTACCATAGTTGCAAAGATAATAAATTATGTAATGTTCGTTAAATGCAAAAACCCCATAGGATTTAACCTAAAGGGTTTAAAGATTTCCTTCCCTCGAATGAGGAATGAACTAGCTTCTTTTAACTATTTCTTCAGCTACAAGTATTCCGTCGTCTGTAGTTAAATAGTCAGCAAAGTATTCTATTAGATCTATACTCGTTGGAGCAGTTGCAATCATCTTAGAGTCTTTAGCCCACAACATTGATTTACCGTTGGCAGACTTCTTAAGAATTCCTTCACGTATCGCTCTTAGAGTTAAATACTTTCTTTCCATTTCATCGTCTTCGAAGATGGTAACGTTTCCGGCTTCGTCGGTGAAGTAGTAAGGATCATTTTCAATTTCGTTATACAAGATGCCTTTCAGTTCTTCTATTCCTTTTTCGTATGTACTTTCAACAGAACCTGATAAAACAGCTACTACAGCTCGTAAAGCATGTATTCCATCTTTCTCTTTGGCTTTAGCACGTACTGCATACTTGATATCCATTTCTAGTTCGTTATCAATAATGCTTTCTTTTGCTACTTTTTCGTCATCAACTTCTTCAAACCATCCACCATTTTCACTGTTGGCTTGATTCGACGGATGCATGTCTAAGAATTTTTGAGTTGTTGGATTGTCGGCACTTACTGTCAAGTAACCGTTGATGAAGATTATAGGATCTACTCGTGCGAACTTGTCTTGTTCGTCAACGAAAATAGAATTTTGGTTAGGACAGTGACGAATAGCTCGTCTAGCACCTGTACCACCATCTGTTCTTTTGAATTTAGGATCAAAAACTGTTAAGTTTCCTTTTTTTCCTGTTTTTAACATGAATGATTCGCCTGAGCGATCATCGGTAAGTCTATAAGACTTCTCTTTTAGTTTTGCCATTGTAATAGTATTTGTAATTATTAATTAAAAAAAGGGGAAGACTTTTACATCGTCCCCTTGTATTATTGAGTTATGATTACTCTGCTCCTTCAAAGATCATAAAGTTGTTAGCACCTACAGTGTTTAACATTCTTTCTGATAAGTGGTGCTCACGCATCACATCTTCGTCGTCTGTCGCTACACCGAACACAGAACCGGTTAACCAATTCTTATATTTACGGTTTTCAACAGAAGAAGCTCTGTACATTTGTTGTAAGAAAGGAGTAGTGATTTTACTACCTGCTCCGTTTCCGTTGTACGTTCCTTCGTATACTTCTTTAGTACCTACAGGGATTAACACACCACGTACTTTTGCAGCGTCTGCTACAGCACCTAATGTTGTTGGGTCATTTAACAGTTTGTAGTCTGTTTTGAAGAAGTTGTAAGATCCTCTTGTGAATCCTTTAAATCCTAAGTTTACAGACATATCTACGCTGTTGTTGAAGATACCATAAGAGATACCCTCTGCGTGACCTGCATTTAATTCACCTAACATGTTATCGATAGCTAAAGACTGTGCTCTATCTACGTAGAACATGTAATCTTGGATTTTACCTTGTTTGTCGAAACGTTTAAGGATATCATCCCAATCTGTTAAGTCATCGGCTAATCCTTGGAAAGTGTTACCTCTTGTTCGGATTGCTTCGAATAAACCTTCTGTACCTGTTGTACCATTTGCTTCAGCATCAGAACCTATGTCGGCTGTTTCACCATTCAACATAGAAAGTTCCATACGGTCTTCCCATCTACGTCTTGTGTCTACTTGGTCTCGTGAGAACCATAAGTATCCACCTTCATCTGTTTGTACCCAAGAGATTTGAGCAACGTCTGAACCGTTTACTTCGAAGTTATCTTTTTCGATAATTGGTTTGTTATCTAAGATCGTGAAGTCTGTAGATAGAGAACCTACCATTCCTTTAGTTCCTTTTTTGAATTCAGAACCATCGATGAATGCTGTAATTCCTGAAGCACCTAATGCTGTAAATCCTGCACTCTTATGCTTCAACTGTGAATGTATCAGTAGTTACTGCTGATATGATACCACGTCTTTTTACTGTCCCGTTAGATAAGTGAACTGTTTCACCTGCTCTAAATACGTGACCTGCTTTTGTGAACGTATTCGTTGAACGAGTTACGTCATTGTAAACTGTGTGTAGTCTACCTTCTTCTGTCCAAATAAATTTGTCAGAAGCCATAGCTGATTCTGCTCCTAGCATGTAAAGCATACCTGCCACAGACTGAGATCCATAAATCTTAGCGATTTTCTCGTGAGTCTCTGCATCAAATTGATTCGAGTAATCAAACAAAGAGATGTAGTTTGTCTTAGAAGGTACTTTCTTACTAGAAGGAGATACGCTATAAGTTGGGGTTGATTGTAAAGCCATTTCTTATTTATTATTTTTTGTTATTAGTTAATTTCCAAATTTTAGTTGTAATCCTTGTTTACCTAATATGCTGTCGATGTCCTCAATGACAGGTTTTTTCTTTCCTTGTCCTTGGTCTGAGTTCATTGTCTTTCTATCACCGAGGGTTGTGTTTTTAGCATCCTTCAGTGGTTTTTCGATTCCTGAACTCACACCTTGTTCGTAAGCCAGTTTAAGCATTTTTTCATAGTTTTTAATTATGATTGCATCTTTAATTACTGCTTCGTGATTCCATTCTCCTTTCTCATTTTTCCAATGAGGCATATCGTTGATAAACGAAGGTATTTCTTTTCTCTCTTGTTCAGAGATTTTAAAGTCTAATTCCATGTCATCAGACACTTTCAACTTTAAAGATTCAGTAGAGAGAGCTTTTTGTGTGATTGCTTCATTATAAGCTTGTGTAGACTTTTGGTTGTCTTGTATTTGCTTTTGAATGTTTTCGGCAAACTCTACTTTTGTTCTAATTTCAGGAGTCATCGTGTTCGCAGAAGGTTTACTTAATTCAACCTTAAATTCTTCAAACTTAGCTCTACCTTTTGAGGCATACTTTTTAAGTGCTATTCTTTTTTTAGCTACTTCGTTATCTAAATCTGCTTCGTCAGGGATAAATTGTTCAAGTTCTAATTCGATTTCATCTGAAGTTAATTCGGGATATTCGATTTGCAGAAACTCTCTTGCTATCTCTAAGTCCGGTACTTCTTTGTAATCTTTCTGATACTTGAAGAATTCTTCTAACGGTCTACCCGTTTTCTCCTTCCATTCATTAATTGCCTTTACGTCAGGATCGATTTCAATTGGAGCAGGTGTTAAATCTTCGAAACTTGTGATTTCTCGACCTAGCTTCTCGCTTAGGTTTTTAAAGATTTGTTCATCTGTTACAACAGTTGGTTCCGTTGGTTCAGGATTTATAGGTTCTGTAGGCTCCGTTGGTTCTATAGGTTCCGTTGGTTCTACAGGCTCTGTTGGTTCTACAGGTTCTGTTGGTTCTACAGGTTCTGT